GCTTCTTGCGTTGCGAAGCCGGTATCCAAGGCCAAACGACCCAGTCCAAGCTGGCAGCCGGTTTCATGTGTCCAGGTTTCGCGCATCAATGCTGCGAGTGCTCGCCATACTTCGTCGCGGGCCGTGTCGCCCATCAACACGCGGTGCTCAACCAACCAGGACTCCTTGCCACGCCCGAAGGCCCACACCGAGACTTCGATACGATCCTTCTGGACGTCGGCACCAGCAGTCAGCAGCAGGCCACCAACCGGGATGGTCCCGATCCGATAGTCCTCGCGGCGTTCCAGCAAGCGCTGCCAGTCAGGCGCTTCGCCTTCCTCGACCCAGGTTTCCCCGAGTTCGGTGTTCTTGAAGGTCTTGATCGCAGCGGCAGATCCGGCTTCCTTACTGATGGCACTCTCCCAGGCAGCCGCGACATCTTTCCAACTGCGCCAGCCGATTGGGCTGTACAGACTCGACAGGTGGAAGCCGGCAGTGCGACTGGCACCGTCGGCCATGGACCGCCATTCGCCGTGCTCCAGCATCCAGGTCTTGTGGTGTTCCGGGATCGGCACATCACAGGACTCGCAGACATAGGCGGCGGTATCCGGGAAGTTGCGATCCTCACCACGCTCCCAGCGCAGCTGCTCGAAGCGCAGCCATTGCCGGTGACCACAATGCGGACACGGCACGAAGTAGCGGCGCTGGTCCGAGGCTTCGTATTCCCGTTCGATGGTGCTGACGCCGGCAATCGTCGGTGTCGACACGATGAAAATCTTGCGCCGTGAAAACGTCCGGGTACGGGCCTCAGCCAGCGCGACCGCATTGCCTTCGCCATCGACGTCAATCGGATAGCCATCGACCTCGTCAAGAAACAAGTAGCGCACCGGCATCGAGCGCAGTCCGACCGCGCTGTTCGCTCCGGTCATCACCAGGACGCCACCTCTGAACTCCTTGGCCAGAATGGTGTTGCCCGAGTCGCGGCTTCTGGCCGGCGCGATCAATTCACGCAGAATCGACGATTCATCGATCAGCGGATCGATACGCTGCTTGGAGTTGCGCTTGGCCATCTCCACAGTCGGCCAGACCGCCATCATTGGACCGGGTGCGTGATGAATCACGTAGCCGATCCAGTTGCTGCCCATCTCGGTCGCACCCAGTTGGGCCGCTTTCATGAACACCACGCGCTCGACCGGCGAGGTCGGCGACAGGCAATCCATGATGGCCTTCAGATACGGGGTGCGGCTGGTGCGCCAGCGGCCCGGTTCTGACGAGGCCTTGGAGGACAGCATGCGATGCCGATCGGACCATTCCGATACCGACAGCAGCGGATCCGGGACAAGCCCCTCCCGCCAGGCACGCTCGATATCGAGGGCGCCTTCGTACTCTTCCTGTTCCATCAATCCACCCGGGGCCGCATATCGCCGAGTTCGATCAGATGATCGCGCACGGCAGACTCCAGGGCGACATGCAGTTCATGGGCATCGACTTCCAATTTGGCAGCCATCTCGGCCGAAACCCGGGCTGGCCAGTTGAGCCAGGCATCGCGTTCGGTCCGTGACAGCCTGAACACGTGAGCAATGGCCTGCGATCGATCAACCAGATCACCCTTGAGCTGCGCCAGGCGAATCTTGTTGGTCTGAGCCTTGACGACTTCATTGACGGTCCTGGCCTGTAACAGGGAGGTGCCACCAGCGGACAGAGTCGGGGCGACATGTTCGATCGGAGTGTTTGACTGGCGTATCGGCTCCGCTGCCGGCGAAGCTGATTTGGCCGGGGCGGATTTTCGAGCGGACACGGTGTTTTGTGCCCACTCCAGGTCGGCCCGGTTCGGTTCGATCGTCCCATCTGACTCCGGCGTAATGCGACCTGTATCGATCGCCTTCTTGACCGCTACATGAGAGACGCCGCGATGGCGGGCGTAAGCGCGAATCGACAGACCCATGATCTACATCAAGCATTTCTTTTGAGTTCGAGCAGATTCCACTTGTCTTCCCGATTGAATGAAGCGTTCATGTAATCGTCATCAACACCACCTCGGGAGCGAAGCATGAACAGCAAACAAACCGTCGAAGCCAAAGTGATCGATACCAACCATCAGCTGCGCGGCTGGATGAACGTCGATGTCGAGTTTCACCAGAACCTGCCCGTCGAGGTGACCCACAACGGCAAGACCTACAGCTACACCGGCAAAGACGGCGTCTGGATGTCCTCCGGTCGCGAAACTCGCGAGATGGCAACGATGGACGACGCCCGCCTTTGGATCACCCTCGACGGCCGCACCGTCCTCGAAGACTGAAACTTATCCAACCACCAGGAGATTGCCATGACGAATCGAATCACCCTCAGCAACACCCAGTATGAAATCCTCGAACATGCCATCGATCACAACGACGGCCAGATCATCTGGTTCCCCGACAACGTGAAGGGCGGTGCCCGCCACAAGGTGATCCACGGCCTGCTCAACAAGGCGCTGATTACCCGTGACGACAACGCCAACTGTTGCGTCACCGCCGAGGGCTACGTCGCCCTGGGTCGCGACATGCCAGCGCCTGCGGCCCTTCACCCCGACCCCGAAGTGGAAGCCACCGTAGCGCCCGGCAGGCCCCGCACGCGCGAGAACAGCAAGCAAGCCACAGTGATCCAGATGCTGCAACGCCCCGAGGGGGCAACCATCACGCAGATCTGCTCGGCGACCGGCTGGCAGGCGCACACGGTGCGCGGTACCTTCGCCGGGGCTTTCAAAAAGAAACTCGGGCTCAACCTCACCTCGGACAAGGCCGATGGCGGGGAGCGCATCTACCGGATCGCCTGATCCGGAAACGATCAGGGCGGCCCGGTCACCCGTCGCCGCCCTGATCTATCCCAATGGAGGTGGGATTACTTCTTGGCTTTTTTCTTCGGAGCCACGGCGGCCTTGAAGCCAGCGCCGGCCTTGAAGGTCGGAACGGTCGTGGCGGCAATCTTCAGCGCTTCGCCGGTCTTCGGGTTCTTGCCGGTACGGGCAGCGCGCTTGGAAGCCTTGAAGGTGCCGAAGCCGATCAACGCGACGTCATTACCCTTGGCAACAGACGCGGTAATGATTTCGAGCAGTGCATCGATGGACTTGCCAGCGGCTGCTTTGGAGACTTCGGTCTTGGCTGCCAGCGCTTCAATCAGTTCGGATTTGTTCATCTTCGTGGGCTCCCTTTCGTTTGGAAAAGGGCGATTCTGCCACCAATCAATCTTTCTACAGAATGGACTTGCAATCATTCCAAATCGAAGCGTTCATGCGGGTGTCACAACAATCAACTGAACGGAGACCCACATGACCACCACCATCCGCGCCCGATTTACCCGCAAACCCTGCAAACTTGACGAGGTGCTACACAACAGCGACTCCAGCGCACCGCTTGAGTCGATCACGATTGAGTTCCACAAGGAACTGACCGCCGCCGAGTACGACGCCTTTGCCAGCAACCTGCTGGAGGATCGCGATTGGCTCGCCGGACGCGGTGGCCACAGAAACGGACAACGCAGCGTGGTCGAGGTCAGCGCCCCGGGCCGCACCACGCTGTACGTCGATCCCTCTGGCGGCAGCTACGGGCGCTACGTCGGAGTCGCCGTGAATGCACCGGCACACAGTAACGATCAGGCCAATGCAATTCGCTGGCTGCTCGACAACCGTCGGTCGGAAATTAGCGTTGACCAGGCGCTGCGCAGCTTGCGGGTTGCGCTCTCCGGCGATCGACAGGCCATGAATTTGCTCGATCAGATCGCCGCTGAAAAATGATTCAACTATCTTCGATAAATGACTTGTCTTCTCAATCAAACAGAGCGTTCATACGGTCATCGCAACAATCAACGAAGGAGACCAAAATGACCAAGCAAACCATCCCCGCCACCCAGAACGACGCCTGGGGCTTCTTTGGCACGATGAACGAAAACGCCACAGTCGCCTGGCCGATCGCGATGACCGCGATCTCGGACGCCACTTACCAGCCACTCGTATCGGTCCGGTTGTTCCTCGACAGCCGCCACGGCCGCCACTTTGCAGATGACGTCATCAACGAGATGCTACGGGGTCACAACATCAAGCAGGCCATCGAGGCCGCCGTCATCCGCTGGATGGGTTGGACGATTGGCCGCCAGACAAGCAAGCAGTACGGCATCCCCAAGGGACTGCCTTACCTCACCGGCTTCGTGATTAATTGTGAGCTAACGGATGAAGCAGTGTCCGCCTAGCGTCTGCGATTGTCTGATCGTCCCGAAAAGCCTCGATTACTACGTCGCGAAAATCAAAAACACCATGGGCGATATCGTCTGCCATAGCGCGATCGAAGCCAACGGGATCATAGTCACGTGCTTGCTTAACGAAACTCTCGAACTCAGGTTGCGCCATTAAATGTTGCCAGCGCAGGTCAGTATCTAACGCCATGATCGACAAACTGTAATCGGAAGCCAAAACATACTCCTACCCATCATATCTTTTAACCCAATTAGCCTATTTTTTGTGTGGCACTTTCAAAACTTACCCCATCCGATTGACGAACGGCTTTGGCGCCAGCAAATTCCTGCCAGCGTCGCACGATCACATCAACGTACTTCGGATCCAGTTCGATCAGCCGCGCCTTACGGCCTGACTTGTGCGCCGCGATCATCGTGGTGCCGGAGCCACCAAAGGGATCCATCACTACATCCCCCGGGCGGCTGGAATTCCGAATCGCTCGCTCCACCAGTTCAACCGGCTTCATGGTCGGATGTAGATCGTTCTTGGCTGGCTTCTTGATCTGCCAGACATCGCCCTGGTTGCGGTCACCGCACCAATAGCGCTCACCGCCTTCTGTCCAGCCGTACAGGATCGGTTCGTACTGGCGCTGATAATCGGCGCGGCCCAGGGTGAAAGTGTTCTTGGCCCAGATGACGAAGGTCGACCAATGGCCCCCGGCGGCCCGGAACGCTGACTGCAGGGTATCAAGTTCGCTGGAGGACATGGCCACGTAAATACCTCCACGGCAGTGAGCCAGCGTCGGCGTCAGAGCCGCCTGAAGGAAATCGTAGAACCCGTCGCCCAGGTTGTCATTCATGATTGCGCGGTTCTTGCCGCGCATCTTGTCTTTGGCCGAGTTGGCGTAGTTGACGTTGTACGGCGGATCCGTGAACACCATGTCGGCAATGTCCTCACCGAGTACAGAGGCGTAGGTATCGGCGTCCGTGGAATCCCCGCAGATCACCCGGTGCTCGCCGCAGATCCAGATGTCGCCCGCTTTTGAAGTCAGTGGACCGCCGGACTCCGGCATGGCATCTTCGTCTGTCTCGCCTTCGGTGGTCGTTTCTTCACCGGCCATGATGTCAGCCAGTTCGTCAGCATCAAACCCGGTGAGGTCCAGGTCGTATCCGGCCTCGGACAGTTCGGACAGTTCGGCGGCGAGCATCTCTTCGTCCCACCCGGCATCCAGTGCCAGACGGTTATCGGCGATCACGTAGGCGCGCTTCTGTGCTGGAGTGAGATGGCCAAGTTCGATGACCGGCACTTCCGTCAGCCCGAGCTTGCGTGCAGCGGCCAGGCGACCGTGGCCGGCGATGATGCCGTGGCTGCCATCGACAAGGACCGGATTGGTCCAGCCAAACTCGACGATGCTGGCGGCCAGTTTGGCGACCTGGGCATCGGAGTGCGTGCGCGGATTGCGGGCGAACGGGATCAGCGTCTCGACCTTCCGGTATTCGACGTTCAGTGTTTGGGTCATGGAATGCAAAAACCCGCCACACGGGCGGGTCCTAGATTGATTGGTAACTCGGTTCAAGTGGTAACCGGGGTGGTAACTGGTAACCCCGGTAACCTCGTTTCGCGGTCTGACGCTATCGAAATGCCGGGCTGTCGCCTCCCGCATGGGATTTTGTGAAGGAAGGACCCGTGGAAATTCTCAGAAACTGAAGTTGGTTCGCTTCCATCGTCACATTTCTTCAGAGTTGGCCTCTGTCCAAGGCTTCCGCCCACGATAGCAAGAATGGTAGCAATTTATCCCGGATGTGTTGCAGGGGGTGTTTTGGCAAATGCACTCAGTCATCATCAGCACTCCGCTTTGACGCACGACTTGCCGCAACTTGCCGTAACTACCTCCAGACGTGCAACCAAGACCTCCATTGCGCGCTTCCAGTGTCGCCACGCCGTCGTCCGGTCACATCCGAAGCGCCGGCCAATCTGGGGCCACTCGTAGCGCTTGGCCCTCATCCAGACCAGGTGCCGCTGCTCCACCTCCAGCCACTGTACCCAGCGCATGACCTCCATCATCCGGTCAATGGCCTGCGGACTCGGTGGCAGTGGGCGGTAGCCTTGGTCATCCGGGTACGCTTCCCAGGCATCCCGTGCGAACACGGGCCAGACGTTGAAGTAACCCTGTACCTGTACGCGGGGCAACCGACGTGCAGTGTCGGCAGCCTCAGCAAACCGGGCCGCCACATCCTCAATGGTCCAGTCACTCATGGCATTACTCCAGTTCCTGTGACTCGATGGCCCAGTGCAGCAGTGCCAGGGCGTCGGCCTCGTTGTCGTCTCCCGGAGCATGGTTACGTTTGATGGCTGCCGCGATCATCTCCTCCTTGCCTGCGTTGCCCTTGCCAGTCGCGTGCTTCTTGATCGTCCCGACCGGGACACCTTGGTACGGAATGTTGTGTTGCTCGCACCAGGCGGTCAGGTGACCCATGAAGCCACCGTAGGCGTGGGCAGCATCAACACCTGCATGGCGCCGTACCTCTTCGAAGAACACGGCGTTGATGTGTTGGCTGCTGCTGAGGAGTTCGTTGAGCCAGCTCTTGAAGCGCAGATAGCGCATGCCGCCACCCTCGAAGCGCTTGGGAGTGAAGTGTTCCGTGCCGCTGGTAATCGTGCCGTCCAACTGGTGTATCGCCCAGCCGGTATGAGTGCCCAGGTCGAGAGCGAGAATCGTGGTGTTGGGTGTTTTCATGGGGTGCTCCGCATTTGGGGTCGGTGCTGGGTGACACAGATGACACAGAACATCGTCAAATCGCTCCGCGCCTGCGTGTACGCACGTATACGGAGTTACGATGAACTGGGTCATCTGTGTCACCCGATGCGCCGAAACCGGGTTCATGATCAGTCGTTGAAATCGGTGTATGACTTGAAAGCACGGGGCCTCAGGCCAATGCCTTCGAATCCACGGCCGCCGCCATGGGCACGCCAACGAGAGAATTGGCGTGTCACCAGCAGATCGGAAAACCGCCGGATGGAGCCCACAAACTCGCCGCTTTGCTCGGCCCAGTCCTTCCAGTCGGCAAACAGATCGGAGGTCAGCGCCCGTGCAGTCTTCTCAACAAAGCAGCGTTCTTCCATCCATCGGCCAAGCGCGTCCTCGCCTTCGAAATACTCGTCAGTTGCCTCGAGCACGCGTTGCGGTGGCTTCAGGCCATTGCGTTGCCACTCCAAACAACCGAGCACGGCCCAGGCCAAAATGCCATCTGCCTCAGCCAGCAGCTTTTGCTGCAGCAACTTGTCGCGTCGCTCGGGCGGAATCGTGACGGTAAACGGAATCAGGTGCAGCCGACGCTTCATTGCTTCGTCGATATTGCGAATTGATGGCTTGTGGTTGCCAGCGACGAGCAATTTGAACTGCGGCAAGAATTCGAAGAAATCCTGGCGCATGAAACGAGCAGAAATCTTGTCGCCGCCGGTCAATGCTTTGAGCTTGGACTCCGCCCATCGTTTGCCTTGCTCCGTTTCGATCGACGACACGAAACGGGCACCGCGTAAGGCTGCCATGTCGGTCGGATGACGATCCGCGCGAGACTCCATGAAGGTGTCCATTGCGGCATTGGTCGCGTAATCGCCGAGGATCGTGGCCAACGTATTCACAAACACCGACTTGCCATTCGCACCCGTGCCATAAAGAAAGAACAAGGCGTGCTCACTGGTGATACCCGTCAGCGCATAGCCGGCGACGCGGGCGAGATATCCCTGCAGTTCAAAATCGCCGCCAGTTACTTCGTGGACGAAGTTGAGCCAGGTCGGGCAGTTACCTTGTGGCGTAGCTGTCGTGATCTTCGTCATGCGGTCGATACGATCGTGAGGGCGGATTCGTCCGCTTTTGAGATCGACAACTCCACCGGGTGTGTTGAGTAACCAGAAATCCGAATCCCATTCGTCCGCTGTCGCGGCATGGCGACGGTCAGACCGCGCCAATCGCTCCAAGCCGGATACCGTTCCGCTGCTGGCAAGACGTGATGCTGTCCGATGGGAATCCGCCTTGAGCGACGCCTCTCGGCAGACCTGTCGCATCAGATGCTGTGCCGCCAGGGTCTGTTCGGTTTGCCAGCGCTTGCCGGTCCACACCACCCACTTGCCCCAGGCAGCGACATAGCGCCAGTCATCCGCGTAGCGCCGCGTGAAGGTCAGCGCCAGCGCATCCTCGGTTGCCCACACCGCCTGCTCGGCAGGCATGTCGACGTCTTCCGCAGCACCGGGTGCGTGGCAAGCAATGCGTTCACCTGACGCAAGGAAGTCACCAACATCAAACCCTTCGCTCACCGCATCGGCGGCATCCCATCCGTCAGGTTGCCCTTCAGGGTGTTCCGGTGACGGATTGGCGGGTGGCATGAGCAGCGTGCAGGACGCCGCGCCCGCCGCCATGATGGCGTCGGAGGCATTGAGGGCGTAGTCCCAGCCGGCCTTGTCCCGATCCGGCCAGATCAGCGCATGCTTACCGGCGAGTGGAGTCCAGTCGGTCTTGTCGATCGGAGCATGAGCGCCATTCATCGCGGTCGTGGCCACTATCCCCATGTCGATCAGTGCCTGGGCGCATTTCTCACCCTCGACGAGAACGACCGTATCAACGGCCACCATCCCCGGCTGGTTGTAGAGGGGACGTGGATCCGGCGGTGCCATCTTGCGGCGCCTGGCATCCCACGGGCGAAACTCCTTCCGACCACCGGGCGGGTCATAGCGATAGACGCAGCCGATCAGACTGCCATCCGCTGCCTGGTAGTCCCACTTTGCCGTCGCCGGGCCGAGTTCATCGACCAGCACTTCCTTCTTGCCCTTCTTGCGGGAGGTCGCGGTGTTCGGGCATCCAGCCAGTTTGGCCGCTTCCTCCATCACTCGCGGAAAGTCGCCGCGAACGTCCAGTCGAAAGAAGCGCGCGATCAGATCGAAGATGTCACCACCTTCACCCGTAGCACGGTCAGTCCAAAGACCCGCCTTGTCGCCATCGAGCACGATCTCCAGACTGCGTCCGGGGCTACCAAGGACATCACCGATCAGGAACTTGCCTCGTTTGACCTCTCCGGCAGGAAACAGGTGACGGAGGGCATCTTCCAGCCTGGCCAGCAAAGCGGTACGCAGTTCTTCCCGGGCACCATCCGGTTTAGGAAGTTCGGCGGGGGTGCTGCCATTGAAATCAAGCATGAGTGCCCCCTTTCTGATCGACCGGCAGGTAGTTGGTCTTGAGGGCAACCTCGCGAACGAATTCTGGATTGAGGCCGATCAAGTCACACCAGCCTTCCAGGCGGCTGTCGCGAAAGAAACGCCGGGCATCGCGGCGCGCATCGCGTGATGGTCCACACAGATCAACGAACGCCTGTTTGATCACACTGGCGCACAGGCGTGACTCGGGGCAGACAAATTCCACTTTCCTGAGCAACAGCCGCTCGATGGCGGATGTACCAACCAGAGGTCGGTTGCGGCGCTTGGTCGCGAGAATGTTGAATCCGGGTGTTGGCGCGTTCATGCCTGACTCCAGCAGCGATGGGTCCATGCGCAGTACTTGCACTCATAGAACCCTGGCTCGGTAGCGATGCGCGGCAACTGCTCGCCAGCTTCAGTTGCCTGGATCACCCGCACAGCCCGGTCGGACATGCGCTGCGCCAGTGCTGCGTCGAACGGCACCAACTCAAACCATAATTCCTCGGTATCTTTGTTGATTGCGGTGAACAGCGCTGGGTTGTCGGAAATGCCAGGAATAGACGGTTCCATGTACGCCTGATAGGTCGCGATCTGGCCGGCATAGACCGGTTTCGTGATCGCCACACCCTTCTTGACGGTGTCACGCCAATTCTTGTCGTTCATGGTCTTGCACTCCCACAGCATCGGGAACGTGAGGCCAAGTTCTCCCGGCGCACCGGCAATCACACCATCGAGATGACCTTGAATCCGGCCATCGGCTACGGAAAAACCGAACTGACCACCCTCCTTGCGGCGGGTGTAGAGGTCAAATCCGGCAAGGCGCAACCAGCGGATAGCCAGATCCTCCAGGGCATGCCCCACCTCGAAGATGCGCAATGTGCGGCCAGGAAATTCGGCGCCAGAATCTACCGGGGCGTCGACGTACTCGAATTGCAGTGCCCGCTCGCAAGCGACTCCGAGGCGGGAGCCGCCGAGATAGCGGCGTTTTTCGCGGCCAGCGTTTTCCGCCTGGAGGGCGGAATCCACGAGTACGGTCACTTTCTCGTGGAACTTGGGTTGGTGATTGAGATCGATCATCAGAAAGTAATCCTTGTGTTGTTGCCGGCAGCGTTCTGCGATTGCGTTGCCAGCCGTTGTTCAAAGAAGGCTCGCTCCCGGGTCGCCATGCGCTCGTGTTCGTCGAGCATGTGGGCCTGGTAGGCTTCGACCACGACCTCGACCAAGCGCAGGACTTCCTCTTTGCGGTAGTCCGCCAGAGGTCTGTCCATACCGATGGTTGAGACGTAGTCGCCAAGCGGAGCGAGTGCAGCACGCATTGCGTCCAGTTCGAGGTCGGAGGGATCAATCACGGCGTGCTCCTCGATGCTGGTCAGCCGTTCCATCACTTTCGAGAAGGCGTTCATGCAGCGCATCGAACAGAACACCCACCGATCTGAGTACCGCCGGGGATCGGTGCGCCGCAATGCGGCGTTGAAGTAGCCGAACCCTCGGGCTTCGCGGGCACAGACTGCACATTTCACGCCGCCTCCCGATAAGCATCGTTTGCCGCCTTGATGAGGCGCTTGATGTGCGGTTTGTTGAACTGAAACGAGAGCAGTGCTGAAGCCTGGTAGCGGGTCAGGCTGAAGTCCGAGCGAAGTTCAGCCGGTAGGTAGCGCAGCTGCGCCAGGGTCGGTGACTCGGTAAGCCATTTCTGGGTCTTGTGAGCCGCGTCGTCCGATTCGTGGTCGTTGAGCCAGTCGTTGGCCTGGGCAAGGCATACCGTGCGCTCGCCGACCCCAAGTAGACGGACAGCCTCACCCGCAGCACCGCCGACTGCATGCCACCGGCCTTCGAGAAAGAACACTCCCGCCCACGCCTTGAATCCGCTGGCGAGCAGCGCACAATCGTCGCCATACAAGTCCACCCAGGAAAAGTTCGAGCGCTTGAGCAGGTCGATCTCCGTCATCACGAAGTCGTCGATCAACTGCTTGCCGCCGTCTTCATCATCGCTGGCGAAAGAGTGCCCACACAGAGGACATTCGCGTGACGCCAAAGGAATCTGCGCCATGCATGCCGGGCATTCCTTCATCGGCGCTTCACCATCAGCGGTGTGCCCGTCGAGATCGACTTCCTGCTCAAGGCTGCCATGCTTGAGCGAAGCGGTTCCGAAGTCGAGCACGATGCAATCGGTCTTGACCACGCCGGGATGTTCGGCGGGATCGACGACGCGCAAGCCGCGACCGATCATCTGGATCAGCGTCGATTTATAGGAACTCGGACGCAGCAGGATGATGCAACTGGTGGGCGTGTAGTCGTAGCCTTCGGTGAGCACGGCCACATTGACGATCACAGAGATGTGCCCGGATTCGAAGGCTGCCAGGGTGGCCTTGCGATCGGCATCGGACATTTCGCCGAAAACTACAGCCGCATTGATGCCGGCCTGCACAAATGCCGCGCATACCGAGCGGGCATGTTCGACGTTGGCGGCGAAAGCGATGGTCTTGCGCCCGGCAGCACGATCTTTCCAGTGCCGTACCACCGCCTCGTTCACCGGCGAGGTGTTCATGATCGAGGCCACGGCCTCCATGTCGTAGTCCTCGGCCAATTTGCGCACACCATCGAGCGCCTGGCGGGTACCAACGTCGATGACGAAAGTACGCGGCGCCACCAGATGGCCGGAGCGGATCAGTTCCCCCAGCCGGATCTGGTCGGCCACGTTGGAGAACACCTCACGCAGTCCCTTGCCGTCGCCCCGGTTGGGAGTCGCGGTCACGCCATAGATCAGCGCATGAGGATTGCGGGCAATCGTGGTATCGATGACGGCCCGGTAGGTCGGCGCTGCGCTGTGGTGCGCTTCGTCGATCACCAGCAGATCCAGCGTTGGCAACTTGTCCAGATTGCGGGCCAGCGTCTGCACCATGGCAAACGTAGCTTGGCCATCCCAGGATTTCTGCCTGGCATCGAACACCGAGGTGCTGATTCCTGGATTTACCCGGATGAATTTCGACTGGTTCTGCGTTGTGAGTTCGTCACGATGAGCAAGGATGCATGCCTTGGCATCGGGATTGGCGAGAAACTCGCCTGCCGTGCCTGAGAGACAGATGGTCTTGCCGGCGCCGGTCGGGGCGACCCCCAGCGTATTGCCGTGGGTCTTGAGTGCCCCGACGCAGCGCGTAACGAAATCGCGTTGGCGTGGTCGGAGAATCATGGTCGGTCTCCTTTACTGTGCCCAGGTGGGACGAGCCGGGGCGCCGGTGGCTGCCGTCGGTGCTGATGGGCCAGAAGGCGAGTTGGTGCCACTCCCGGCGCCCGGCGCAGGGACGCGGGGAACGGCACCCATCAACTGCGCGTATTCCTTGTGGTCGGGTTGGATGGCCGCCTTGACCACGTTCTTGTCGTCGCCGTTCTGATCCTTCTCGACATCAATGCGGGCAACGAACTCGATGCCATCAAGGTCAGCGAAGCCGCGAATGCGCCGTGCGGTTTGTGCCTGGGGAGACTGGTCGGCCGGATGGATGCCACGTGTCGAGTTGAGAATGGCGCGCAGAAAACTGCGACCCATGTTGGTCCAGTCAGGCCCCTTGGGGCTGTAGAGCCCGATCAGGCCGAACACCACACGCTTGGCAAACGGGCCTTCGAGAATGGTGAACTTGGCGTTGAGATAGACCGCACCAGTCTTGTCGGAACGTGCGGCATAACCACCGGTCCAGCCCTGGCTGGGATCGTCGTAGCCACCGGGACGAATCGTCATGATGACTTTGGCCAGCGTCTTGGGCGGGATGAGCGCGAATTCACGTTGATCCTCAGCATCATTGAAATCGGACCAGGCGGCATTGTTGGAATAGCTGTTCATGGAAAATCTCCTGTTTATTGCTGCGCCACGGGCGCGGTGATCTTGGAAATGAGGCGGCCGAGATGCGGCTCCTCGACGACGTCGAGACGGCCGGAGCGGTCTTTGGCGGGGTAACCCCAGGGGTTGAGGTGCTGGCAGACGAATGCGCGATAGGGATTGCCGGCGTCGTCTTTGAGCACGACCATGGAAATGACTTGGTCGAGAATGCCGGGCAGTTCCAGTGAGGCCTTGGAGCCATCGATCTGTGGTGAGAACACCTTGCGATTGAAGTCATCCAATTTCTCGTCGAGGATGCCGACGAGCCAGACATCCTTGCTGCGGATGTGCTGCCATTGGGTAAGCCACGCAATCAGTTCGGTGCCGTGCAGCCCATACGCGCCACGGTTGTCAGGCTTTCCGGTCTTTTCGCTGTAGGCTTGCGGTTGCCCCTTCGACCACTGCAGGCAAAGGCGGCCGGCGACGGTGATCGAGTCGACGAAGATCAGCGTGTACTTGTCGAGTTGCCCGGGATCGCCGTACTCGGCGCAGACACGGTCATAGTGAGCCTGGCTGTAAGCCTGATCGTCGCGCAGCGCTGGGTTCGGGCCACCAATGAAGCAGGCCAGGTCGCGGCACTCGGGCCAGGTGCGTGGCCTGAGCGTGTCGCACATCCAGTCGCGCACCGCCAGGTCGCCGTCTTCCATGTCGACGAACAGCGCGCTGACCGCCTCGGTGGTCTTGAGCAGCGTGGTCTTGCCGACCCCCGCCGGCCCCAGGATGACGCCTGAGGAGCGGCGGTTTTCGGCAAGGCGCTGATCGGCCGTGATGATGGGGAAGGCCATTTCAGACCTCCGTGCCGAAGATTTCAGCAACCTTGTCGGTACCGAGAGCGCCACGGTTACGGGCAACGTCGTGCAGTTTGCGCAGGGCGTTCAACTGCCTGCAGATGACAGACAATTCGTCTTCCAGTCCCTGAATGGCGAAGGCCAGGTCGTCGATACTGGCCGCTCCAAGGTTCAGGCCGTCGATTGTCGGATTGCCGCCGTGACCGGGGACACGGATGGTGTCCGGAAGATCTGAAAGGGACAGCGACTTTTTACGCAGCGATTCGATGATGTTCTTGAACATGATGGTTACTCCTGAATGGGGGACAGGCGATAGGTGGCCTTGCCGGTCTTGAGGGTGCGAGCCGGCAGGAACTGATTGCGGAGGTGGTCGGGCCAGGCGAGGTACTTGGTTTCCGAGACGCGGTAAGAGACGTCGATGTACTGACCCGGGTCGTCACCGGCAGCAGCGATGCGACGAGCGATGTCAGCCAGCATCTGCTGATCCCACTCGGTCTTCTTGGGCAGATCGGCGCTGATGCGTACCGAGCCATCTTCGAAGTGCACAACACCGGTGTCCTTGCCTTCGGTGAGGCGCAGAGCACGTGATCTCTCGGCGTACTTGAGATCAAGCGCCTGATCGACCAGATCGGCGATCTGCTTCTCGGTGGCCAGACGATCGGCGGCTTCAGCTTTCAATTGGCACAGGATTTCGGCACCAAAGCCTGCCAATGCCGATGCCTTCATGGCGCGTAATTGATCAAGGGTGAGCGAGGTCATTTCGACACCCCCGTCACGGCCTTGGCCGACGTACTCTTCTGCCGGCACTGGATTTCGTACAGTTCGACGTCTTCCAGGCGATACAGGACACGGCCCTGCAATTTCATGAAGATTGGACCGTTTCCGTCCGAGCGCCAGCGTTCGAGCGTTGCTTCGCTCACCCCCCAACGCTCAGCCAGTTCGGCCTGATTCAGATGTTTGATGCTCACGTTTTTCTCCTTTCATTGGTTGCGAAAACGTGAGGGAGATTCTGGAAATCGAGGGGTGGGCATACCGGTGGGCAAGGTGGACACAAATCACCGGCAGTCCTGGTAATTCAGCCCATGCCGGCTGAATCGGGACGAAAAAAAGCCCGGCGGGTTAGGCCGGGCTTTTTGAGGAGCGTCAGGTACAGACGCTGGGGCTGTCAGCCGCGAGGCGGGAACGGATCGTTTCCATAACTGTTGCGTTCGCGGATGCGACCGTTTTCGCCGTGGATCAAAACTTCGCTGCGCTGATTAATTGCAATATCACGTGCCGCACGCTCGGCTTCTGCCTGTGTGTTGTGATGAGACGTATCACGCTTATTGCCCTCGCCGAGTACAGCCCATTTGTCGTCACGGGGGACGACGTGTTGATTCTTACCGCTCATGATGTAAATCCTTTCTGTTGAGTTGGGAGTGCTGATGCCTTCGTGGGCATCGGTCATGAAAGTCGATGCGTCACCCCCTTTCCACAATCACGAATTCAGGTTTAAGCCAGTAGTTACCCTTGCTGTCGTACTCGGCAAAGGTATCGAAGACCTCCTTATGCCGCTTGAACACATCGGCTTTTCGAAAACCTACGTCCAGCCCCAATTGCTTAGCAATGTGGCGCTTGTGCACTTCGTCACCATCAGCATCCTCAAGGATCTTCATAAAGGAATAGACCTGCGGTGACAGCGGGAACTCCTGGCCAGCGATCAGAGCAATTTGTCGCGTATGCATTAGGCGCAAGGACGTCTCGTCAGAGGTCTGGATTGCCGCCAGAGTCGGAATGAATGACTCAAAATTCTCGACGACGAAACCGGCCTTCCTCAGATGAGCAATTCCTCGTAGCGGCACGATCTGTCGATCACGAAGCGGAGTTCGACCAATAGACTCAATCTCGCTTGTGGTGACGATGATCTCCGCACCAGGCGCAGACAAATTGCTCAACGCGTTCACGATGGCGGTTGCGGATTCAACCAGCCGCCTGCCGAAAAATATTACGTGCCGGCGCCGATTGAATTCACGCTCACCCAGGCGCCACAACACGCCGTCGATGATGGTTTCGACACGATAGTTCGGAGACAACTTTATGGCACTGTTGAGCCAGCGAGCCACCTTGGTGGGTTGAGCCTGCCACCATCTAGCATCCTCGGCTGTGAGTTGAACCCAGCCGCAATCGGGGCAATAGCCCTGGTAAGGATGCTCATCGGGGCATCCCACATCGGCAGCCACAGGCTGAATCACCTCGGTGCCGCAATCGCGACAAAGGACACCACCCGCCATATCGTTCGACAGTGCCAAAAGTTCGATCTCGCGCAGGTGTCGATAGACATCGGCGCCGTGGCCTGCGCGGACAGCGTCAGGCGCCAAGCGCGGGATGGGCTGCTCCACCAGCCAACACAAGGCAGCCATCGCGCGATCGTTGAGCGCTTTTCCCTCTGGGGGGCTGCCGTTGCTCACTCCGAGGTTTCCGCTTGCTGGGCTACAGGAACGACGTTGGCAGCATTGGATTGCATGACGCCCCAAGCAATCAATAGTGCCTCGGCCAGTTTGGCGTCGTCTTCGGACATGTCTCGAAGGTTGCTGATCCCGTTCTGCTTGAGTTCGATGTGCAGCGTTCGTCCCAAACGATTCGTGGCTGACGGGAGAAAATACAGAGAAACGATAGCCTCGATGATGTTGAACCCGCTTCCCAGCAGTGGGTGATCAAGTTTGTGGGCCTGAATGCAAGCAAGCGCATCGGGAGAATCTCTCCCGGCGTCCGGCTTGATCGTGTAGTCACACAGGGGCGTCAACGCGGAGCGAACACGAGCCTGCGTCAGCCGAATGTGCTGTACCTGGTAAGCAGCCAGATCGACTTGAGTGTCGTCGAAGAGTTCGAACCCATCCCGCAAGCGATTCAAGTACAGCATCGGTTCCGTGATCGCCTGGGGTTGGATGGCGGATCTCAAAATATGGTGGCCGAAGAGCATCAGAACGGCTGCTTGGTTCTTCCTTCCACCGGGGACGATGATGTCGATGATGCCTGTGGCCGGGTAAATCACTAGGTGCATTTCCTGAGGTGGGCGCATATCACGCCAATGGACGCGATCGTCTTCGCCAAACTCCAACTGACGCTGCGGGTTGTCCTCAATCAGAATGCCCAGTTGGACACCGCCATCGAGATGGCGGTCAAAGGCTTCGATCTGGCAGGCGCGCGGCGTACCCTTGCGGGGCGTAAAGGCAGCAGCTAGCGCCGCTTCCAGGGCTTTGATCTCATCGTCACCGCGATGCAACGTCGGGCAGGAAGCAATTTTGAGGCGTTTCCAGCCGCGTCCACCTGCCCTCAGGTTGAAGGCCAGGATTGCGGCCGCAGGTGCCAACAGTTGCGGCCAGTTCACGATTGCCCATAGTGCGCGCTCGGCATCACTCGACAACTGCGGCAGGTCGTCGTGAAGGGGCGAATCCTTGGGGGCGGCACTGCGCAGCGCATCGATGCCACGACGATTGGCGAAGTCATGGGCGAGGCGCAGGTCACTCTGGAGTTCGTCGATCGAATCCTGGTTCAGGTTCTCGAAGAAGGCGATAAGTGCGGCGGCCAGTTTTTCCTCCGGAATGTCCCAATCGAAACCTACCGGCAGCGTAAGGCGCCGGGCTTGGCAGTAGAATTTCCAAGACCGGGCCGGAACCTGGCGAATGAACTGGCGATAGTTGAATACGGCCATGTGTTTATTCCTTATTTTCTGTGGCCGCCGAACTTTCCTGCTCATTTCGCACGTGGCCTCTGTTGAGAAGAACTGCCAAGCCAACCCAAGACAACAATTACGTAATAGTTACGATAAAACACCTACTATATCGGGTGTTTGCGTAGACTATATCGTCCCAATTGCGGTGTCAACTTTCCCCTGTTCGCCGGTGCTTTTTCGTTCGGAATAACGTACTATTCGACCTTATTCGCTTCACCAGGCCTGCCATGCGCAGGCCGATTGTTTTGGGAGGGATCGTGGCAACACCGCTTGGCGACAAAATTCGCAAGCTGCGCAAAGCTCAGAAAATGAGCATGGAAACTCTGGCCGTTGAGGCCGACATGAGCAAGAGCTACTTGTGGGAACTCGAAAACAGTGACGACGCTAATCCCACGGTCGACAAACTGGAACGCCTCGCCGCAGTGCTGAATACAACAGCCGAACACCTCGTCAGCAACGAACAGTTGGATCAGCCCGCTGATGCCTTCGACAAGGCGTTTTTCCGTAACTACAAGTCGCTGAAGCCGGAAACCAAGCAGCAATTGCTGGAAATTCTCAAAACCCTCAAGAAACCCCAGGGATGACTGAAGAGAAGCCCGTTCCGATTGCTCGGGCCAACCGCCTGAGCGGCATCCTGGATCTCTATCATCAGGTCCATGGTGGAGAACGCTTTCCCGTCAATGTCGAGCAGTTGATTCGTGACGTGCCGGAAACATTTCAGACCGGTGAGCCCATCGTGGTTCAGGGCAGCGAACTCGATCCGGAATTCGAAGGGGCCATGTTCAATCTCAATGCAGGCGAAGCCGCTCCGTCAAGTTGGGCGGTCGTCTACAACACGGCGATTCCCTCCCCTGGAAGAATCCGATTTACGCTCGCGCACGAACTCGGCCACTACCTTTGCCATCGCAAGATTCAGGACCATTTCAATTGCAATGAGGCAGATACGCTGGAGTGGGACACACCCGAGCGGCAAATGGAGAACGAAGCCAACCAGTTCGCTTCCTATCTTCTAATGCCACGAAAGGATTTTGAGGCCCAGATCGGTTCGACCACAATTGATCTCGATGTACTGGGTTCTTGTGCTGACCGCTATGGCGTGTCCCTAACCGCTGCGGTACGGAAGTGGCTGGAGTTCACGAAGCAGCGTGCCGTGCTAGTGATGTCGTATCGGGGCATTGTGCAATACGCCTGTGGAAGCGCTGCCGGCAAGTGGTGCTCCATCGCGCTTAATAAGAAGTTGGGGAATGGCAGGAAGCGCCCGCTGCCGGCTAATTGCGCCACGATGACGAGCAGCATGACCAACGTTGATCGGGCGGGCACTGAAATGGCAGCTCGCGTCTGGTTTTCGCAGGAGCCGGCAGATATGCCTCTGCGTGAAATGCGCATCGTTTCCGACCAATATCGACAAACAATGACTTTGTTACTTCTGCCTCCGGAAGTGAAGCCTTGGGAGCGGGACACGAGGGATGAGGACGGGGATGACGATGGCGGGTTGGAGTCGACGATCGACCGCTTCGAGCGACGGGGGCAACCAGTCAATCGCTCGTAAGCCAGCCATCTGTTTTAATTGATTCGCTACCTTCTGCAATTCCCCGCAATTCCCTGATCGCGTGACACAGCCGGCCTCCGGAAAATCCGTTCCATATAGAAAGTTGATATGGAAGGAACCGGCCGATGCGTTCAACAAACAATTCTCGTGCGTGCAGCACCAAGGCACTTAGCGTTGCGCCTTTGCGCGCGATAGCGATCATTCTTGCTCACGGCGTACTGCGCTTGCAGCAGCGTCAGAAACAACTTGATAACCCTACCGAACAGAGCGTTCATGACGTCACCCTGGCTACCAACGAGGAGATGTTGTGACCGAGAAAGTATTAGCGCGAATCGTGGCATTGAAGTCGGCTCCGATCGACGAATTGAAGAAGACATGGCGTGATTTGTTCGACACAGAGCCGCCGGCATATAACCGCCGATTTCTAGAAAATCGCCTGGCGTACCGGATTCAGGAACTGGCTCTGGGCGGGCTGAAAGCGTCCACGATTAAACGACTGGAAGAACTGGGTGAGCAACTAGATGGAGGAAATCCTCGTGTCCGTAGCCGCCGAGTGGACAATCGTCCGATTGCCGGCACAAAACTCATCCGCGAGTGGCAAGGCAACGCATACGAGGTAGTGGTTCAGGTTGACCACTTCGAATACCAAGGCCGTCCTTTCAAATCACTGTCTCACATCGCCCGAGAAATCACGGGCACAATCTGGAACGGATGGGCGTTCTTCGGCCTCAAGAAATCCGGAGGACTGGCATGACCGCCGTTATCCGGAAAATGCGGTGCGCCATTTACACCCGCAAGTCCACCGAGGAAGGCCTCGACATGGACTACAACTCGCTGGATGCCCAGCGGGATGCCTGCCACGCTTATATCGCCTCGCAGAAGTCAGAGGGTTGGGTGGCACTGCGCGACGCCTACGACGATGGCGGATTCTCCGGCGGTACGTTAAACCGACCAGGTGTAAAGCGCCTGCTTGAGGATGTGCAGGAAGGTTTGATCGACGTCATCGTGGTCTACAAGATCGATCGATTGTCGCGATCCCTCGCCGATTTTTCCAAATTGGTGGAGTTGTTCGACGAGCACAAGGTGACCTTTGTTTCGGTCACGCAGTCATTCAATACAACCACGTCAATGGGGCGTCTGACTTTGAACATCCTCCTGTCGTTCGCCCAGTTCGAACGGGAACTTGGCGGTGAGAGGGTGCGGGACAAGATCGCTGCCAGTCGCGCCAAGGGAATCTGGATGGGCGGCATGCCACCCCTTGGCTACGATGTGATCGAACGCAAACTGGTCCCTAATCCGGTTGAGGCAAAACTGGTTAACCACATCTTCGAACGTTTCGTTGCGATCGGTTCGATGACGGTGCTGGCCAACGAACTGCGCACCGAGGGCGTGACCACCAAGTCATGGACCACGATCAAGGAAAAGCACCGTGCCGGCAAACTGATCGACAAGGGCTACTTGTACAAACTCTTCAAGAATCCCGTTGTGATCGGTATCGCCGCCTATAAGGGTAAGCATTTTCCTGGCGAGCACGAGCCAATTGTGGACAAGGAATTGTGGGATCAGGCGCAGGCGATGCTTTGCCGGACCAATCGTGATGAACGGGCGCGCGTGAATCGTCCAAGCCGGGCTCCGGCATTGCTCAAGGGTCTGATCTTCGCCAGCGATGGATGGGCAATGACGCCTGGAGCAACGATGAAAGGTGGCAAGCGCTACCGCTACTACATTAATACAGCCTCAATGAAGATTGGCAAAGACGCCTGCGAGATCACCCGCGTACCGGCCGGAGATATTGACGCGAAAGTTGTTGAACAGATCCGCAAAATTCTACTGGCGCCGGAAGTCATCACCCAAGCGGTACGTGAAGTACAGAAGATCGCCCCCGGCACCGATGAGCAACTGACAATTCAGGCCCTTCAGTCCATCGAGTCGGTATGGGATGAGCTGTTTCCGGCGGAGCAGTCCAGAATCACTCATCTGCTGGTTGACCGGATCACGGTCAGCCCAACCGGTATCAAGATCGACATGAAAACAGAAGGCATGCGAGATCTTGTCGAGTCGGTACTGGCCGTACCGGAACTCAAGAAGGCTGCATGATGAGCTGCGACGTCATTTCCATTGAGATTCCAATGACCTTCAAGAAGCGTGGAGGTCGGCGCATTATTGTCCTGCCGGATGGTTCGCACGGGCACCCGATGCCGGCTGCCACCATCGACAACGCGATGGTCAAAGCTATAGCCAGGGCATTTCGTTGGCAAAAGCTGCTGGAAAACGGGACCTACAGTTGCCTGGACGAAATCGCCAAGGCTGAGCGAATCGGCCCTTCGTTTATCAGCCGAACCATCCGTCTAGCCTCCTTGGCGCCAGATATCTTGGATTCAATTCTTGATGGTCGGCAGCCGGCGCAATTGACGCTGAAAGACTTATTGGTTCAATTTCCTGTCGAATGGGCGAAGCAGAGAAGTCTTTTTGGCCTAACAACCTAGCCAAATAAATTGATTACCTTATTGTTTTAAATGATTTATTAGCCATTTTCCACACTTAATGTTCGACACGTTCAGTTGCCCTACTGGCGACTGTCTCCAGTAGCCGGTAAGATATCGTCCTATGAGAAAAACAAGTTCCGATACTGAAAAAGTAGCCGCCCATTTTTCAGGTCATGAAACCTTCCCCCTTCGGCAAATGTGGCTGAAAAAAGCGTTCGATTGCGCCCGCTCGGATTGGACTATCCCGAAGTCGACATTCTCCGATGACGATGCAATCGCGCTGTTCGGTGTTGGAAAGAACATGGTGGCCTCGATCAAGCATTGGGCGCTCGCATGTGAAATTATGCGTGAAGAGAATGGCGTTTATCTTGTCACGGATGCCGGTCGGCGTATCTTTGCCGACGGAGGACTCGATCCGTACTCCGAGAACCCTGCTACTGCATGGTTCTTCCATTGGCAGCTTGCCGGCCGTGGCCTTCGTTCTACAACGTGGTTCTGGTTGTTCAACCATGTCCTTTCGGCATCGTTCACCCGTGAAGATCTTGAGGCCCCGTTGGCGGAGTTTGCTGCAAGTCTTGATCCCAAGCGCAGGCTATCGGCCTCAACTCTATCTCGCGATTTAGAAACCTGTCTTCGAAGCTACGCACCACGAGTTGCGGGTGCATCCCCTGAGGACTTCGCTGAACCCATGCTCGGTGAGCTAGGGCTTATCGGTGAAGAGCGGAAGGGCTACTTCGCGTTCCGCAGGGGCCCCAAGCCCACACTTCCTGATGGAATTTTCGCCTATGCCTTGCTCGATCATTGGGACCGAACGGCACCCGGTGTTTCAACTCTGGCATTCGAGTCGATCGCATATGGTGAAGGATCGCCGGGACGAGTGTTTAAGCTAGACGAAGATTCGGTCGCCGAACGCCTCTTTGTATTGGACGATCTGACTGAAGGAGGCCTTTCCTGGACCGATACGGCAGGGCTACGTCAGGTCCACCGCAAAAGTTTCGAGTCCACGGCTCTCCTTAACGCCATGATTGAGAGAGCGTATGACTGATCCGCGCGGGAAACAACTCTCTGATATCGTTCGCATCGCCCGGCACTACCAACGGTCGATCCGAATCGATGCTGACGTCGGGCGCGAAGATGCCCTAGACGGATACATTTGTCACGGAACGGTGTCGGCAGTGCTTGAGAGTATGTCCAAGCAATTGCGTGAGAGTCGCCAACGGGCATTCACATGGACTGGCCCTTACGGAGGCGGAAAGTCTTCCTTGGCAGTCGCCTTAGCTAGTGCCTTAGCCCCTGAGAAGCGATTGCGATCGAAGGCGCGCTCCATTCTGCGCACAACCGAGTTAGCCTCATTCGACAAGGTCTTTCCTGCGAAGAACGGTTGGCTTGTTGTCCCTGTAGTCGGTAAGCGCGGTAGCGTGATTCAGGAGATTTCAAAGGCGTTGCGTAAGGCTCGAGGACAAGGCTTGGACTCACGCAAGGCATCGGCCTCCGCCGTCATTGCTGATCTTTGTTCCGCAGCTGAAAACGAAGGCCGTGATGGGACCATCCTCATCCTCGATGAGCTCGGGAAATTCCTTGAGGCCTCAGCACTTGGGTTCGGTGATGATATCTACTTTTTTCAAGAACTCGCCGAAGCAGCCGCTCGTGCTGAGGGAACCGTCGTTGTCGTCGGCATCCTCCATCAGTCGTTTGGGCAATATGCTGCTCGACTTGGAATTGACACCCGCGACGACTGGGCAAAGATCCAAGGCCGTTACTCTGATATTCCCTTGGTGGCAGCAAGCGACGAGGTTGTCGAACTAATCGGCCGTGCTGTCGACGCAGATGCTCGACCACAATGGTCCATCGACGCTGCCGAAACAGTAGCAGAAGTCATTCGAGCACGACGACCCGCAGTTGGTAGCGGATTTGGCCATGCGTTGGCACTGTGCTGGCCCCTGCATCCTGTGATGGCCGCCTTGCTAGGACCGATTTCCAAACGGCAGTTCGGACAAAACGAGCGCAGCACATTCGGATTTCTTTCGTCTTCTGAGCCACATGGGTTCCGTTCCTATTTGCATGCAACTGCCGCCGAAGATGCTACGTGGTATCTGCCGTCGAACTATTGGGACTACCTGAAAACTAATCTCGAACAGGCGATTCTTGCCTCCAACGATGGACACCGGTGGGCCCAAGCAGTCGAGGCTGTAGAACGAGCCGAAGCAAAGTCCGACGATCCGCTTCATGTCGCACTAATTAAGAGCATCGCCGTTCTGGACCTATTCAAGGATGGATCTGGTCTCGCGGCCGAGCCGAAAGTTCTCGAATCTATTTTTGCGGGCCACTCGGCGAACCTGATCGAGCAAGCACTTCAGGACCTAGCTAAGTGGCGCGTTGCATTGTTCAAGAAGCACACTGGGTCGTGGTCGGTATTCGAGGGCAGCGATTTCGACATCGATCAAGCTGTTTCCCAAGCCCGTGCATCAATGCCCGGGACCGACTTCGATCTCTTAACGAGCCTCGCAAATCTCTATCCCGTAATTGCCAAGCGGCACTATCACGAGACCGGTACATTTCGCTGGATGAATGTGGTGCTGTGCCGACTGGAAGAAGCGAAGCGGGCGGTCGATTCTTTTAAGCCTAAGAACGGAGAATTTGGCCTGTTTCTACTCGCACTGCCCGGGCGCGGAATGAGCGATAAGGCCGCATGGCGCTTGTGCGCTGAGTATTCGCGATCGGGTCCGTGGCCCGTAGTAGTCGGAATTCCATCCAATCACGAGCGAATCGACGATTTAGGTGCTGAGTTGCTCGCTTTGCAGGCGGTTCAAACTCGCCACGAGCTTCAAGGTGACCCTGTCGCTCGCCGTGAGGTTTTTGCCCGAACGAGTTCCGTTCGTGCGAGCTTGGAGGAACAACTCGCTGCGGCTCTGGCGAATGCTCGCTGGTTTGCTGGCGACATCGAGCTTGAAGCCTCGACGAAGCTGACCCCGATCGCATCAACCCTCGCCGATACCGTCTATGAAGACGCACCTGGGCTTTGGAGCGAGCTTGTCAACCGTGACAGCCTATCAAGTAATAGCGTCAAGGCTCGACGCGACCTACTTTATCGGATGCTCGATCACGAGAGCGAACCGCATCTTGGCATCAACGGCTATCCGGCCGAGCGCGGACTATATGAAACTCTACTGCGCTCTACGGGCCTTCACCGTCAGGACGCGGATGGTAATTGGCGTTTTCTACCACCCGATGAACAAAATGCAATGCCGTTCTCGGCAATCTGGGGGAAGACTCGCGATCTGTTCAAGGATTCCGGCTCCAGAGTTGAGGCGGCGGAGATTCACAAGCTTTGGGCCGCTCCTCCGTTCGGACTCCGGGAAGGGACGATGCCGGTTGTCTTCACTGCATTTCTACTTGCACACAAAGGCAACGTAGCTGCCTATAAGGATGGAGTGTTTGTCCCTCGAGTGACTGACGCCGACATCGACGAATACCTACAAGATGAGAAGCGATTCTCGTTGCGGTGGGTCACGATTGATGACGAAAAAAAGCGAATTCTCGATGGAATCGCGGAAATACTCTCGTCGGTTGGAGCTGTATCGGCCGCTAATGATCCGCTGGAGGCGGCACGAGGATTGGTTGCAATGGTTTTGGGGCTCCCAGCTTGGACGCAACGAACCGGAACACTATCTGTTGAAGCTCGGTCCGTTCGCGACACGCTTCTCAAAGCAAGCGATCCGCACAAAGTACTGTTCGTTGATTTGGCAGCCGTGTTGGGTACAGCCGATGGTGACGAATATGTAAGTGCTCTGCGAGGCCCCGTCGCGGAACTGTGGAGTGCCTACGAGTCGCTGCTTCGCCGAATCGAATCGTCAATGCTTGAAGCATTGGATGCACAGGCGGACGACCCATCCCGTCTTTGTTCTCGAGCTGAAACGCTTGCAGGTATAACTGGCGACTTGCGGCAGGATGCGTTTGCTGCGCGTCTTGCCAAGCACGATGGAAGCCGAGAGAGCATCGAAGGAATTCTGAGCCTTGCCGCAAACAAACCTCCGCGTGACTGGAATGATCGGGACATTGATTCGGCCCTTCTCGAAATCGCACGCTTTTCCCTTCGGTTCCGCCAGTCCGAAGCCCTTGCATCAGTACGTGGCCGCAAGCCCACTAGTGATGCGTTCGCGGTTGTAGTCGGAGCCGGCTCACAGGTTCGCACCTTTTCGCGGGAATTCGACATCCCAGAGCGCCATCGCGAAAAGGTTGAGAGTCTTGCCGATGAGTTGGCTACGAAACTCCGTTCAGAAGGATTGCAAACTGAAGTGCTAATGGCAGCACTTGGACGTGCCTGCATGCGATTAGCTCAAGATGGCGAGGGGCAAGAGAGTAATGGCTGAAAAGCATGTGCTCGGCATCTCCGGCGGTAAGGACAGCGCCGCCTTAGCGGTGTTCGTTCGCCAAACTTACCCTGAACTCGATGTGGACTACTTTTTCACGGATACGGGTAAGGAGCTGCCCGAGGTATACGAGTTTCTCGGTCGGCTCGAAGGCTTTCTCGGCAAACCTATTCTCCGGCTTGACCCTCGACGCGATTTTGATTTCTGGCTACGCGAGTACAACCACTACCTACCTTCGCCGCAAACCCGGTGGTGCACTCGACAACTCAAACTAGCGCCGTTTGAGCAATGGGTACGCCCGATGCTTGCGTGTGGCGACAAAGTGACCACCTATGTGGCGATTCGGGCTGACGAGGAATACCGAGAGGGATACAGTTCAAAACACCCAAATCTCACGGTAAAACTTCCTTTCAGAGAAGCCGGCATCGACAAGCGTGGTGTGATGGACATTCTCGATTCGTCCGGTGTCGGCCTGCCAAGATATTACGACTGGCGATCACGCAGCGGCTGCACCTTCTGTTTCTTCCAACAGAAAATCGAATGGGTGAAGCTACGCGAACGCCATCCTGACGCCTTTGAGGAAGCTAAGGCTTACGAGAAAAACGCTCTTGACCATGGATCACCATTTACCTGGAGCCACGGCGAGCCACTTGTAGAGCTGGAACGGCCCGAGCGAATGGCCCAGATCGTTGAAGACTTCGAACGACGCAAGGCCCGCGACAAAAGCAAACGTCCAATAAACCCGCTACGCCCTATTGAGTCGATCGTCGATATCGATGACCTATTCGGGGAGGACGAAGGTGGTGGCGCCTGCGTGGTCTGCCACAAGTAGGTGCCCGGAAGCCTTTAGAGGCTAATAGCTCGGCCGCCGCATTTGCTAAACCGAGCTACATCTCAAGGATGAAGCCATTTTGAAAAAAGAACGCTCCAAACGTTCGACAACATGGACTTCGACCTAGTCTCGATTTCTATATCGGTCCACACTGTGTTTGCTGCAATCGTGGAGAGATGAGCAAGCGACGGGCTACTTGGATCCGCAAGAAACTGTTGCACGGCTGGCGGTATTACCTTTCCACTAGCGTAGTTTGTCTTTATGACCTTTGTCGCCGAAGCCAAGGCCGTGTAGACCTCCTGCTTTTCGACCCAGGGCGCATCTTGTAAGGATCGATTGACAGCCACAGGAAGGAATGTGAGGTTGCCTAGTTGATCGAGATTAGGCGGCGTTGGCAACAGTCCTCCAGGATGTATGTGCTCGATATCGTCGACAGACGTCCATGGATCATTTGGAACCAGATTGGATTTAATAGACGCACCCATATCGACGAACACAAAAAGTCGACATAGAGTTTTCAACTGTTGGTAATCCAAGAAGGGCAGCGAGTCAGACCATTTCTGCCCGATCGTTTGACCGGGCAACAGTGGGCCGACTTTGTCCGTTAGTTTTGCTCGGAAATATGAAGCTAACTCTTGAGGAGTTTTGAGTGGCTTTGCACTAGCGATCGACATGTTCTCCGTAGATCCCTCAGTAAGCAAAGCGCGATATATATTTGGAAGATTATTAGTTGGGAATGCCGGACGCCACAGCGCATAAAAAGAAACGATCACCTTAAGAACTTCTGGCAGCCAAGTCTTCTGCGATAGGAAATATCTTAACAAGAGCGGAACGACAACATCATGAGACATTGCCTTAAGGAAGCGGACACAGTTCTTCGTCTCGTCATCGAACCACACATCGGTGGCCGTTTGTTCAATCCAAAAACTCCTAAAGAATTCAGCTCCTGCTTCGAAGTGATTTATAAAAGCGGCGTCGACATGGTTATCGAGATGCTGCTTCAGGGGTACAAAATGAATTCGAGGACGTTGCCCAGAGTACGCTTGTGCCATCGCAAATATCAAGTTATTCGAGCGTTTAATGACGTCATCACGAGCCGTCTTATCGTACGCGAGCAGAGCCTCTGTTTTCGGAAATTGTGCTGCCAATTGCCGGAATGACTTTGATCGATACACCTCAAAAGCAGTCAGCGGTTCACTTGTTGAATTGAGTGGTTCAAACATTGTGAAAGCCGTATCTTGGTCATCAGCCTCCACTTGCACAATCGTGCACTTGGTTAAAAAGTGGTTACAGAACAGCGCGAAATTTGTCGGATCGAGATTGTCATTAACCCAATTCACAATTGCGTCGTTTGTCTCAAGCAAACGCGGTCCAACACCTGCAGGCCAAGCTTGATTGCCAGCGAATGCATCAAGCATTTTGGCGAGATCGGAGGTATAGCCAGTGTCAAAGTTATCGCCGTCTCGAATTAATACCGGGACATTCTTTCCGTTTCTTGTTCGAGACGTCTCGTAGAGCATCTCAAACTCAAGGGGAGGCGAATATTGAAGCCCGGCAGCGGAAAGTCCCTTAAATCGTTCTTTGAGCGCGTGACCGATAATGGCGAATACCGTTAGTCGTTGCTGACCATCGACAACTTCCCAGATAGTGTTTGGGGCGACCGTGTTTGCAGCATTGTTACCAAATGGATGGTTTGTGCCACAGCCAGGAATATCGCAAAAGAGTAATGTACCAAGCGAGGTGATCTTAGCGGACGCAGTCGCATCTTCAAGAATTGCGGACAGGAGAGCAATCGCTTTGTCCTTGTCCCAAGCGAATGGACGTTGATATCCAGGAAGAACATAAGCCTTGTTCAGCGTGTCATAGAGCTTAGTCAAAAGTAACGCATCTGCTTTCACAATATCTCCCTATACGACCGAGTGGCCGTTCATCTGTTCTTTGCTGTCAGAAAGTATCGCGGTGACCGCTTGAGTAATATCGTCATCGCTCAAGAATGGCGCTTGTGCGAAAACGAGTCCCTGTTCGCCGTTTAACTTTGCCGCAAGGTGTCCCTTACCCAATAGAAGCTCGGCTCCCGGGCGATCGAGAGCAATCTTGGAGGTCGCCTCGCTGGCAACTTTGAGAATTAGCCTATTGCCCAGATTCTCGCGCAACTGCATTGGCATCACATCTTTGTCAGGACGCTGGGCTGCAAAGATTAGGTGAATGCCAGCCGCACGCGCCTTGACTCCGAGGCGCTGCACAGCAGAACTGACCGCCGACTTGTACTCGTCGTCGAACATCCAGTCTGCGAATTCGTCGTGGATCAGGAACACCATCGGCAAGCGGCTTTCCGGGGGCGACTTTGCGTTGTAAGTCGGCAAATCACGGGCACGGGCCGCAGCGAACAAGCGGTAGCGCCCCTCCATCTCATCGACAAGCCCTTCGAGGATCTCCTGCGAACGCTCCTTGGTCGTGACGATTTTCTCGCGCATGTGCGGCAAGTCTTCTAGTGCAGCGTAATCAACGCCCATCTTCGGATCGATCATCACCATCTGAGCCAGAGTAGGCGGATTGGTCGCTGCAATATCTAGGATCATCGCTTGGATCAGGACGGACTTTCCACTTCCCGTGGCACCGGCAACAAGTGAATGCGGATCGTGGGAAGCAAGTCCCCCAAACTCCGAACCTAGATTCAGATACAGCAAGGCTCCGTTGATCTCTTGAACGCCCAGAAGAATCGAGGTGTTGATCCCCGACACATTCCGATTTAGCTCCCGACGTGACCACAGATCCCACAGCGACACAGACTGCCGTTTGGATCCGGCCATCGTCACAACTATTTCACCTGGCTTAGGCTGGACCGTGACCAGATTGATCGCGTGTGTTGTTAGAAGTTGGGTGCGCTTGGCTTCTACATCCTCTACACGAAGGCGATCGGATCCAGCCAGACGCACTAGGCACCCGTTCGGGGTAAGGCGCGTTCCAAGTACCGAAGCCTGCAGACCGTATGAGTTCAAGGCGGTCTTTAGTTTTCGCGTCGTCTCGTCTGCCCATGCTTCGCGCTCGTCGGTAGCTGCGGCAGTGCCGGCAGTCTTGGCCGCAACTAAGGCATCGAAGCCCGCTGACGAGGTAGCGATCTGAGCTGGGGGCATCACGGACTCATTCTGATCAACTACAACCTCGGTGACAGTCTGAGGATCAACCACCGCTGGTGACGTTTGTACATCATCGACAACAACCTGCGTTAGCGGCTCCTCGCCGCCTTCCACCTGAGTCGGAGCAGCCGATGCCTCAAGCATTTCAACCAACGCACCCCATGCAACTCGAGCTGCGGGGAACTGAGGATTTGCCTTGGTCCATGGCTTCCCAGTTCCAAGCCTCTCACGGATAGAGGCGGATTCGGTGCCCTTGGCGTAGGCCTCGGCAAGCAGGCGTACTTCGGGACGCTCGAATACTTCCTGCCACGCCTCAATGCCGTCGGTGTCGTCGACAAGGATATGTTCAGAAGTCGATGGACTAGCTGCCGGATCGGTCGAATGTACAAACACATGAGAGTAGCCGCGTAGTGAAATCTTTGCCTCTCCGTCGCGTAACTTGGCGCGGGCTCGTTCGAGCAATCCAGAGCAACCCGGCGGGATGTCCGCATCAACCAACAGATCCGCGAGACGGGCCAGCCAGACATCGCGGTCCAACCTGCCAGGGTCGCCAAAAAGTGCCGCCCGGAAGGTCGATAGCGTAGCCATCATCTGCGCCTTCGACGAGCGCTTAGCCTCGGCCGCGCCCCCAGGCGCGACATATTTTGACTCGACCACCGCCACATGCAAAGTCGGACCTTCGTCGCTCTCTTCGACGCACAGGCCGAGAATGTCGGCAATTCGGCTTTCCTTCTGAGCGAGCCAATCCGCATAGTCGTCAAGCAGGAAAAATACGCTGAACGAAGGCCGCTTTCCATTGCCGGAGAGAGTTCGGAACTCTTCTTCCAGCAACCTGCGACTTAGAACCAACCCAATCATCTCACCGGCAGAGATCCCTCGTTTGGCGGCTCGTAGAACGATGTCACCTGAGACAGACAACGCATCCTTTTTCATTCTATCGGCCAGTGAGGAAACCTCATCGGCTGAGAGCGGTAGTCCTAACTCACCCAGGCGCCGACGGGCAAGCACGCCAAGAAGACGCAATTCTGAGGTCGAGCTAACGATCGTGTTGCGGCCGTTAGTAGAGGCACGGCGATAGCGAACTACGGTTACGCCGTTGGCCTGCAATTGGCGCTTATCGAGTAACTCGTCATAAGTAGCAACCCATTCGGCCAGCGCGTGGGCGTCGTCGAGCGTTGCCTTGAGCTCCTCGTTTTGAAGCGAGATGCGTCGGGCCGGCAGAAACTGTTCACCGGGAGCGGCGTCGGCTTGACGGACGACGGAGGCGACGGCATTCACATAAGCCCAGCCGGAAGCAGTTTGACGCGGACATGTGAGAAATGTGGTCGACTTGAGTTCGTTCTCACCGGAGACGCTTCGGTACGACCAACGGGAAGGAGCGTGCTCCAAGGTCGGTCGATCGTTGGTCCAATCGACCTTGATCCACTCTTCGGCAGCTGTGCGCGACACGACATCATGAAGGAAGGCTACATCGAAGGAACGGAATCCGTCGCCTGTTTTCGGTGGTGTTGCTGAAGGAGGAGCAACCGAAATGCGTAGTCGCGACATGAAGTTTTGTGAGGTTTCACTGACTACCGGCAAATCAGGATCGTCACCTGTCTTGGTCACCAACTCGGCATAGACTCGGCGTAGTTTGGCTGGGTCGCGATGGCGCACAGAAACATTGCACTGAAAGTCTGTTTCGGACTGCATGCCGGAGAGTTCCCGGACTACTGCCAAAGGCAACTCTGCGGCATCGGCGTTGTAGAGCAGCACACTCAGATTCGCTGCTTCGTGAGGCTGGAGCCCAACATAACGCTCAAGCAGCTCTCGGGCCTGCTTCGCCGCCTGTGTCGGATCGGCGTCAGTGAGTTCCTCCTCATCGGCTGAACGTACTGGCCGCTCGAGCAGGCTGTATCCGTTGACGGTGCTGCTTTCACTTACCAGCACGGGAGCACCACCCTTGGAAATCGTTGCGATTTCCGGATAGAACGGATGGGCCAACTCGTCGGAGAACTCACGGAAGAAGATGCCCCGGTCACCGAAAAGAACATTTTTTCCGATGAGAATATGGGCAACCAATCCGGCAACTCGCCGAGTTTTTACCGCCAAGGCTTTCATGCGTTCCGGATGCCACGGGGGGACGATCATGGAAGGCTGTTCACCAGCAACGCGCACGGTTCCGATCGACAAAATCTCGGAAACTAAGCGTGCCCGGCAAACATCGCCTCGAGCATGTATGGCCAAGGCCCGCAGCAAGACTGCAAACGAATCGGCTTGACGCAAAACTGCCTCACCATGAAGACCCACGCTAATAAAGTCGTCGAGAGCCTTACCGTAATCGTCCTCAAAGGCATCCCAGGCGCTGCGCAATTCGGCTTTTTGCTCCGGCAGGAGCCGGCCGTTGGTAGCAAGCTCCTCAATGCGACGCTTGATCTCGGCCCGAAGGCTCTTTAGCTTGCTCGGCTGTGGAACTAATGAACCTGCGTCGCGTGAATAGGTAGCTTCCAAGGTCGAGGTGTCTAGCAGGGAGACACTTTGGACTCCGCCCTTCTTGCTGACCAGCCGGCGCGGAACTTCCGTGCAGCCAACGGAACCCTTCTCTTGCAGACGTTTCATGTCGTCGAGCATGGAGAGCCCAATCGATTCCGGGCGGAACATCCAAACAAGTTGGGTCTTTTCGAGAATTGCTTCACCGGCGCCAACCTTCTCGACCAGAGAAACTTCGAACTTGATCTGAACAGCCGGCTTGGCCAATGACGAGCATCCCTTGAACTTGGCGCCGCGAATTTCTTTCTCACGGGCACAGAACGCGGGGTGGTCAAACAATGGATCAGGAAGATTTCCGGATCCCATCTTTGTTACGCGCCACTCGACACGCGAACCCATTAGTTCCTTGAGCCCACGATACATTGAAGAGAAAAAAGCTCCGACATCGCCGTTGAACCGCTCACGCCACTCGGTGCGCCCCTTGGTGACGGTGAATCGCAGAACCCTCTCTCCCTTCGGCTCCCCAGCCCCGACGGCCAATCGATGGGCTACACCTGCGAAGCCTTCGAGGAAGTCGTGGCATTCGACGGGTTTACCGAAAACCACTTTCTCCCAGCGAGAGTGCAACTGCTTGTTCTTTTCTAGATGGCTGCGATGGAGTTCGAAGAACGCCTCATCTTCCTCGTTCCAGTCCGAGCGCTTCTCTCGTGCCCGGAGGTCCTCGAGATGCTTGCGCCAACCAGCGTCCAGAATTTCCGGATCATCGCAATCGTTGTCAAAAAAATACAGGGTCGAATCCGCGAGGCCCTGCTGTCGCTCACGGGGCTTGTCGAACATTAGATGGACACCGTCCAACTCCCACTCGAGTTCGGCTACTTCCGACATTGCTACCGGATCGCCTGGCTGGGAGGCGACAAACGCCTCCAGGGCAACGCGAGCGTGGTCTGGGATCGACTCGGTGTTGTCGGCCAACCTCTGGGTCAGTTCTTCAGGGTCGATCGGCTGCCCATTCGAACGCATCTTCGACAGGAGTGGAGCGCGGTTCGAGAAGAGTTTCTCGAACGCCTTGCGCCACGGCCCCACCGCTTGGCCGTAGGTCTTCGCGCTAGAAAACAGTGAGGTGTCACGTGGGAGGCCGCCATAAGGAAGCGCCCAGCCAATGGATTCACGAATCGGCAGGCCTCGAGCATTGGTCGCTTCGCTGGCCTTTGCGCAAAACTCGCCGAGTTGATTGAGCGATAGCTCGGCAGCAGACATCAAACCCTTGATGGCCGCGCGAAATACTGCCCGATCCTCCGGCGTAGGGGCAATTCCGGCCACATGGCAGGTCGCCTCGACCCAGGCATCCTCGTGAGAACGAAACTCCTTAGCCCCCAGAGCCGTTACATGTCCAAGGGTGTCGGCGAGATTGTGCTCATTTCCGTTGGCGGTTAGTAAGGCCTCCTTGGACGTACCCGCGTTGCGAACGGCTCCAGCGTTAAGGTGCGTTACAGCCTCAGCTGGCAGGTTCTCGTCTTCGACCAGACCCAAGGGAATCTTGACGTCGACGCGGGCAGCCAAATCCGGGTTGCTCAATATTTCCCGGACTACGGCGGCGATTTGAGCGGGGGCGAGCTTGTCAAGGCGGTAGAGCGCCGCAGAGTCCGGCAGCGTCCCGTCGCTTTGACGCGAATCGGCCATACGGCGTTGGAGGATATCGGCGCCGACGCGCCCGACGATGCGGTCGGCGATCATTCTGCGTCCCCTTTGGTAA